GTAAAATTTGAAGCATCATCAGTAGCATCAGGTAATGGAAACTTTCAATTTGGTTTAAATCCATCATACCCAGATGTAATTGCTTTTGAATGTTATACCAATTCCGCAAATATTAGGATTTCTGCCTCATCCCCGAGCACAAGTGATACAGCTAGTTTAAACCTCTTCAATTATGGTGATTATGGAGTAATTAATTTATCAGACAGCGCAGGTAATCTCTACATTACAAATGATTTTGGAGGAGCTAGTGATACAGGTACTATAAATTTTGGGGGAGGAAATGTTGCAACTAGTTTACGAATGTATGGTAAAGATAACACAAATATTGAATCTCAAACTGGAGGTGGTTTAAGAATAGATGGAAATCTTATAGTAGGAGCAAATGCTTATAGAGCTGGTGGGGGAACATGGAATTCAACATCTGATTCAAGATTAAAAGAAAACATTATAACAGCTTCTATAGATACTTGTTATGATGGAGTTAAAAATCTTTCATTAAAATATTATAAATGGAAAGAAGAAACAACTCAATACCCTCAATATGATCAACACCAGTTAGGGTGGATAGCCCAGGATGTTGAATCCGTATTTCCTCATGCTGTTCAAGAAAGTGATTTTTTAACATGGTCTACTTACACAGGATCAGAAGCTATTACAGGATCTGAATTTAATACCATATTACAACCTGGGGAAAGATACCAAGATCCATTAGCAGGATCAGAACTAATTGAAAATAGAAAAACATTAGATGCTGATCAAATTACAAAAATGATGTTTGGCGCTATACAAAAACTTCAAGAAAAAGTAGAGGCATTAGAGGCACAAATTAGTGGAAGTAATTAATATCTTTTATAATTTTTAATAAAAAATATAATATTTATAATCAAACAAAAATAATTAAAAAAATGGAAAAAAAAGTTTTAACTGAAGAGGAATTCGGAAAAATTAGTCAATTAAGAGAAAATTTTTCAAATTTAAATGTTGTTGCTGGAAATATAGAGGTTCAAATAATGAGTCTTGAATTAGAGAAAGAAAATATTAAATCAACTCTTAAATCTCTCCAACAACAAGAGCAAGTTTTAGTAAAAGAATTAGAAGAAAAATATGGAAAAGGAACCATATCTTTAGAAACTAAAGAGTTTTTACCAACAGAGTAAATTTTTGAAAAAACTTAACATATTTATTATAAAAACATAATCAAATGGCAGAAACATTAATTTCCCCAGGGGTATTAGCAAGAGAAAATGATCAGTCACAAGTAACTTCAGGACCTGTACAAGCAGGTGCTGCTCTTGTAGGTCCTACTGTAAAAGGTAGAGTAGAAATTCCTACATTAATAACAAGTTATACGGAATATCAAGCAACTTTTGGTGATACTTTTACTAGTGGATCGGATGAGTATTCGTTCTTAACTAGTATATCAGCTTATAATTACTTCCAAAATGGAGGTTCAACATTATTAGTAACTAGAGTAGCTTCAGGATCATTTACAGCAGCTTCTTCATCATTTGTATCTTCATCAGCTCCGACATTAAGTGGAAGTGCATTTACTTTAGAAACTTTAGGTGAAGGTGAAATTATGAATAGTACAGGTCCTACAGGATCAGGAGGTACTTTAACTAGTGGTTCATCAGATAATTTAAGATGGGAAATTCAAAGCCCAAATACTTCATCTGGAACTTTTAGTGTAATAATTAGACAAGGTAATGACTCAACTAATTCAAAATCAGTAGTAGAAGCATTTAGTAATTTATCTTTAGATCCAAAAGCATCAAATTATATAGCTAGAGTAATTGGTGATCAAACACAAACATTACAAGGTGCGGGTACAGCTGATCCATATCTTCAAACCTCAGGTAAATATCCAAATGCATCTAGATATGTAAGAGTAAGTTCAGTTGGTTTAAAAACAACAGATTATTTAGATAATAATGGTGTAGCTAAAGCTGAGTATGTGGATTTCATCCCAGTAGCTCAAAGTGGTACTTTTGGAGATGCCGAAGGTTCAATCTTAACAGGAACTGGAAAATATTATGAAAATATTACAAGTACAGATACTCAAGGACTAGTAGGTGGAAATTATACAGATGCAATTAATATTCTTTCAAATAAAGATGATTTTAGATTTAATGTTATTTCAACACCAGGATTATATCATGCAGATTATACATCAACATTAAATACTTTAGTTTCTAGTATTGAAAGTAGGGGAGATGCAATTGTAGTAATGGATTTAGTAGGATATGGTGGAACACCAACATCTGTAACTTCTGCAGCTTCTGCATTAGATACTTCATATGCTGCTTCATACTGGCCTTGGTTAATGATGACAGATCCAGGAACAGGACAATTAGTATGGGTTCCAGCTTCAACATTAATTCCAGGA